AGATGCGATCTATGTATGGACTGATACTTCTTTATTTACACAACGTTTTGTTGGTCAACCATTTACCTTTGCGTTTGCACAAGTCGGAACCAACTGTGGATTAGTTGGACAGAATGCTTGTGTTGAGGTTGATGGTTCTGCGTATTGGATGTCAGAGAATGGTTTCTTTAGATATGCTGGTAAACTAGAATCTTTACGATGTTTAGTGGAGGATCATGTGTATAACGATATAAATTTAGAATCTGGTAATCAGATGGTGTCAGCTGGATTAAACAATTTATTTGGTGAAGTTATTTGGTTTTATCCAAGTTCTTCGTCCTCTGTTGTAAATAAAATGGTTGCATATAATTATTTTGATTCTTCACCACAGAGACCAGTGTGGACTGTGGGATCTTTAGCTAGAACAATGTGGCAGGATTCTGCTGTATTTGGTAGTCCACACGCAACAGAATATAGTGCGAGCGTTGATTCATCGTTTGATGTTGTTGGAAATACAGAGGGGTCAACAATATATTATCAACACGAAACAGGCACTGA